ACTGAGGTTGCAGTTAAATCTTTAAATTCTGTGCAGACATGGAAAAGTTAATTAAAAAATTTATTAACGGCAACGGCTACGGCAACGGCAACGGCAACGGCTACGGCAACGGCAACGGCAACGGCGACGGCAACGGCGACGGCTACGGCTACGGCTACGGCAACGGCAACGGCAACGGCGACGGCTACGGCAACGGCGACGGCTACGGCTACGGCAACGGCAACGGCAACGGCTACGGCAACGGCAACGGCAACGGCGACGGCAACGGCAACGGCGACGGCTACGGCTACGGCAACGGCAACGGCAACGGCTACGGCAACGGCAACGGCGACGGCAACGGCGACGGCTTAAAATTTCAAACATATAAGGGAAATAAAGTTTATTATGTAGACAACATTCCTTGTGTTTTTAAGTCAGTAAATAAAGACCTCTTGTTTGCTAAGGTTGCTGTAATAAACAAATCCGATTTATCATCAGAACTTCAATTTATTTATAAGTTTAATGGCTGTTTTGCTCACGGAAAAACGCTAAGAGAAGCTAAGGCTGATGCGGAAAACAAATATTATTCTACATTAGATGTTAATGATAGAATTAAAAAATTCCACGAAAGTTTTAAATCGGGAGTAAAATATACCGCTCAACTATTCTATGAATGGCACACTACATTAACGGGCTCTTGCGGTTCAGGTAAAAGTTTATGGGTAAAAGAAAGAGGCATTGACCTTAATAGTAAAATGACTGTTCAAGAATTTATTGAACTTACTAAGAATAGTTATGGAGGAGAGATAATTAAAAAATTAGTGGCGTAACAATACCAACATATCCTCCAATCCTATTGAAATACTGCGCTGATAAAAATTAAACAAGGCTACTGACCTCCTTTAATAATGTGGGAAAACAGTGACGGGCGTTTGTAGAGATTGGGGGATTTAAAAATTAAATTATGAAAACAGCAATAGTGTTTAGCGAAGGAATTAAACAAATAATTTTTACACCAGAAAATGATGATGAGAAACAGGCATTAAAATTAATAACAACAGATGATGATATTTCTTTAGCAGTTTGTTCTGGAAGTTTTGGGGAAGATAGATTTAAACCATTTTCAGTAAATATTAATAAATGTCATGGAGGTTATTTAAGGGCTTATTCTGATGATAACAGTATAATGTTAGTTTTATCACCTAAAGAAAAAAAATTATGAAACAAGTAGAAAATATAGATAGGCAAGGATGGTCTATAGAAATAATTAGAAAAGTGTTTAAATTAGATGGGAAGTATAATAAATGGGAAACCCATCCAACCGCCCGATTTAAAATTAGGATGGCGGATAAGCAATCATTGGAGGCTAAAGGAGCTTATAAGAAAATGACAAGCTTTTGTGACCATGCTACATTAGCCCCTATATCTGAGAGAATAATAGATGAATTATTGTGTAGTAAATTTAAAAGGAATGAACACAAACAAAGTTAAATCGGCGGTTGCTAAGAGCTTATATCCTTTCATCTTTACAAGTAGTAAAAGGGTGATGACTGTTAATTATTTTAATTTAATGGTGATATTACCTAATGAAGAATCAGCTTTACTTAACTTTCTAATAAAAGAATCTACTCAGTATAATACTTTTAAGTATTCAACAAGGTTATTGGAGAAGTATAGGATGTATGTTAGTGCAGTTAAAAGGAACTTATCCGCCGATGTAAATTTTAATACAAACATCAAAATTACCCGCGAGGTGTTCATTAGATTAATTGAGAAAGGACTTCTGTTTAGAGTGGAGAATGAGTATGTGATTAACTTTGCCCTCGCCTATTCCCATCAATATGAGAAACAAACAGATATATTTAGAAAATATTACAATGATATTGTAACTGGTCATAAGGATAATTGGGAACAATTGTTTTATGAATTAAATGTACAAGTATTAAAACAAATCCGCCGATAATGGAACAACAACTAAGAAAAACTATCGAAATAACCTCAATAGAAGCCCTTAAAACGATTCTTTTCATGAAGTTCAGTATTACATCACCTTTAGAGACATCGTTGTTTAGTGAGCTTTTAAAACTATCTGGCGGACAACCTTTAACTTTAACTCCAGTTATAAGGGATGATATAGAAAAGAGAATAGGCTATGCTGGAATAAGCACAGCTTTAGGGCGGATAGAGAAAACAGGAGCTTTAAGAAGACAAAACAAAACAATAGTATTTAGTCCCATTTTTAATAATTGGGATAGAACAGTACAAATATTATTCAAGATTAACCTTTAACCATTTCGCCTATCGTGTGAGTGTGGGTGACTTTACCATTTTTTACTGTTATATACAATTGTTTGCCTAATAAATCAGGGATAGTAAAATCTTGTCCATCAATTAATCCCGCCGATGATGCAATACGACAAATAATAGCATGGCATACAGCAGTTTTATCTGGGTTTTCTATACGCTTATTGTTACGTACATCAACAGCAAACATTTCTTTTGATACAGGGTGCTGTTTAAATACGATATGAGGTAGGTTTAATCCGCCGATAGATTCTTCTGTGTGGTAACCAATTAAATTCACCCATTGACTTATAAACGCTCCACCAGCCGCTTTAAATTTAATGCGCAGTTGAGGGGTACGGTCAGTCCAAAGATGTGGGAAAGCTTTAGCTAAATCATCTGATACTTCAGAGATAGTTACAAGATGAGTTCCGTCACGTAATACGGAGTTGTTTCGGTTGTGGCTTTGTGCCTTAAAATTTGTTTTCATGGTTTAAATATTTTATCGGGTTAAAAAATCGTTATAAGTCCTTAGCTACAAATATCCCCTCTGTGCTCAATAAAACCTGTCAAGACAAATTGAGTAGTGAGAGGGGATATAGGGTTTTAATGTATTCCCTTCCACTCAATAGCGGCGCGGGCTTGTCTTGATAAATTGGCGGAGAGTTCTGCTAAAATTAGTTCTAAATCGGTTAAATCTTTGTCGTAAAGCGTGTCAAACATGAATGGGGTAGGGTTAAGATAATCAGAATAACCCAAGCAGAAGCCATTTAAAGCGCGTCCAGTCTTGAATATATCTTCAATGAGACAAACTTTTTCTTGGCGGATGCACACTTTAAATCCTCCATCCTGTTCAATTTCAGCCATAACTTCATTAATCAATTGGTTAAGGCGTTTAGGCTGTATATTTGATATAGTACTCATATAGCTGTGAATATTTTAATTAATATTTGTTTAATTGCCGCCTTCGTTTTTTCATCAGTATGGGGGCTGTCGGCTTTAGCTTTTAAAATAGCGCTTATTAAAGCGGCTTCATCGAGTGTTAATTTTAAGTCTATCATAATTTTAATTTAGGGTTAGTTAATTGTTTTTTAAATGTACGTGCAATATTTTGAGCTTTAAATGTAAACGGTAATTTTCTTTCCCACACCGCTCTATTTTCTGGGCTGTCTGAAACCGTTATAAGTCCTGAGCCACGTTTGTGAAGGCTTACGATTGTAGCTGTGTATTTTAATTTGGTGTGTACAATAGTATCACCAACGGTTAATATAAGGGTATTTAAAGCAAAGGTTTTCATAGTTTTAACGTGTTGGTGCATTGGGAGGATATTGTCCTATATACTCTCTACCTATTTGTTTTAATATGTTTCTAATTGTTTTCATGCTGGTAAAATATCAGTTATTTGGTAATTATATTTAATTTGTTGTTTTTTGTCAAAATAGGGCACAATTTTACCTATATCTTTAGCCTTCATTAGGTTGTATGTATATTCACTCACCGTTATGTGTTTGATTTCTTTAGCTCCGCTAAATGTATCAACAAAAATTATTTTAATATGCTTAATGTCCATAACTTTAAATATTAATGGTTAAATAAAATTGAATCGCGGGTTAAATTTAATTGAATAGTATTAAATACACTCTTTTCAGCAGCTATACAAAACAGCTCTGTTTTTGGCTCTTTTATTGAATAGGCTCTTTTAACCACTTCAATAAATTCTTGTTTAGTGAATGGCTTAATGCCTAATAAGTGCGCAAAATTGCGTATCTGGTCAATAAATAGGGGGTTTAAATTGGTGGCTTGCATAGGTATTAAGTTTTAAAAATTGTTGTTTAAATTGAATTTATGGGGGTTTTAGGGGGCTTTATTGTTCCTTAGCTACAATTATTTGCGCGGCGGATGATTTTAACCCATTGGTATAATAACTAAAGGTAGTGGGTTTTCTTGTGGTGCTCTTTCACCTTTACAAGTTTGCGGGGTTTGGTTTTCTCTTGGTTGCATATTTGACAGGGTTTTAGTTTATTTAATTGGTTCTATTTCTAAATAATTTTCTTTAAATTTACAAATACCTATACAATATTTATTGTAAATTGGTTGTTTGTCATAATCGAAGTTAGGGTGTCCTATAATAACAAGCCTAAAATCTGTGTTTTCGCGCTGGTCATCAAATTTTATCTTAGCATAGTCCATTGCTTTAGCAAGCGCCTGTATACCGTTTTTAGCTAATATTACGGGGCTGGTTTGTGTGGCGTAAAAACTGCCTATTCGGTGGTTAATTTTATATTTTTGCATAACTGACAAGTTTTAAATGGGTTATTTAATTATTACCTCAACATCATTAGAAGTGCAAAAACTCTCTATTTTGCCTACTTCATTAGTTCCCGTTATTATCATCTTTTGCCCTGCTACACTGTTTCTGTAAACAGTTAATCTGTTGCGGGTTTCAGGGTTAATAACTGTTGTATTCTCAGTTACGTGGTGGGCTGGTATTCTACTAACTTTTTTCATATCTTTAATATTTAACTTGTTAATAATCAATAATTTAACGGCGGATAAAATCCTAATTTAGGTTATAATTGAGCGCTAATCCAATTAGCTCATCAATAGTTAAGGGTTGGTCTTTCATTATTTCCAAAGCCTTTCAGCCATTTTAAGTTTTTTCTCCAATTCATTTACTTCCTTTTTAGCGTATGTAAGGCTAAAAGAGTGTGAGCGCTCAATAGTTCCATTTTTCAATCCTTCGTGTTTTTCTTTGGCTTCTGCCAGCTTAAACTCATAATATTCTAAGCTTTCTGGCATTGATAAATTTATAGTGCTTTCTTTGCTTTTCCAGTATTCGGCTTTACTTTCTTGTTCTTCTGATTTTTTGCTTAATTCCATAGCCTTATCCATTCTGTTATGGTTGCGCTCTATTAGCGCTCTGTGTCTTTTTTCGCTGTGGTGTCCCACTTTAATAGGTTCGCCTAGGCTTAAAAATTCTCCGCCTTCATGTGAAGCCTCGAAATATTGGGTGCTTTTTTTCTCACTGTTTAGCGCTGCGTTTTCTAATTTTTCAGCTCTGCGTTTAGCCCATTCCTGAACGTTAAAACCATCAGCGCGAATAATAGAGTAAAAATAAAATCCGTTTTTCTCGCCTATGTAATTAAACACAATACAGTCGTTATCCTTGCCATATTTGGTTGTTACGGGTATAACCTCGCCTTTTTCGTGTTTCGCTGTGCATTTGGCTAAAAACACGTTTGGGACGTATTTAGAGTATGTATTTACATTCAATTCGGTGGGTGCGTTTTCTTGTGTAGTTTTCATAATTGACAGGTTTTATATTGGTTAATGATTAATTGTTATTTAATAAATTTCACCGTCTTTTGTAAAATCGTATTCATTAGCTTCTAATGTCTCGCTGATTGCTTCGTCGCTAATTTGATATTCTGCATCTTCATTAACAGAATTAATCCAGCTATCAAAACCAGCTTGTAATATTTCATTAACATTGCGTTCGCCATTAAAAAAGGCTTTTCTTGCTCCGTCTGCTGCGTCTTCGTCAAAACATACGCCAGTAAATTTACAGTCTCCTAATCCTCTTAATGTTTCAGGGTTAAATTCGCCCATTTGCATAATTAACTCTTTTAACTCGTTTTCTTCAATTTCTTCTACTTCGCTAAATGTTGCAAATGAAGGGCTGTAATTAAAAAAATCAATACTCCAATTTTTTAGCTTGCTATTAAAGTGTTCAGCGAATTTTTCAAGGCTTTTAATAGCTTCATCAGCGAAGCAATAGTCTGTTACCGTGTTTTTGTAATTTTCAATTGCTACTTGTTTTGCCTCTTCGTTTAATTCATTAAACTTAAAAAGATTAATTTTAATTGTTTTCATTGTGACAGGTTTTAAAGGTTAATATTGTTTTGCATTGCTAATATACTTGTTATACTGTTTAAGCTGGTAAAAGGTTACAAAGAATTATAACTATTTTATGTAACCTTAATATAACTTACTGTATATCAACAAGATTAATTTTGTTTTATATTTATTCTTTTATTCATTATACAAATATTCGCGGGTGGTATTACTATACATTCACACTTACACATATAAGATAACAGAGAGTAAATAAACACCATTCTAAACCATTATACAAGCACCAACGTAATTTTAAACGGCGGATGAAACCACTATTTAAGCACTTCAACTAACTATACTAAGTAACACTATATACATACTAACATATCCAAGCATTAACACAACCGCTAAACACCCCATAATATAAACCATAACAGACAAACCAAAAAATATCCAAATCTAAAGGAAGGGAAATTATATCCTTTATATATTAATGTACTAAAAACTAATTTTTCGCCTGATACGCATTTAAAAGCCTTTTAACGCAAGATATTTAAGTTTGAAGGGTTTCCCCTTCCTTTAATCTTATGCGCTCTAATGCAAAATAAACAGTATTTACAGCCCTTTCTTATTATTTCATCGCTGTTGCGTGTTGAGTTGTTATAGGGTAAGCCTGCGTTAATAATAGTCTGTTTACGTGTTGTAAAGGCGTCGGGAAAGGGTATTCCATCCTTAGTAATTATGTATAATATCATGCTAAATAGTGTTAAATAAGGGGCAAATATAGCTATTGTTTGCGACTCTACAAGCGATTACAGTCTCAAATAGGGGCTAAATGTATTAAATAGCAGTGCTAAGCAATGCAGGCAACACACAGGGCAGGGCTAAATCTATATAATATAACAAAACTGTTACCAAATTTATACCCTTATATTCTGCAACAAATTTGTTAGATTTCACAACAAACGTTAAAAACCCTAAATAAAAACAAAAAAAAAGAGATTCCTTTTTATTTCTCAATCCTCAAAAAACAAGCCCCCCGTACAGGCAGGCGAAATCGTAATCGTGTTTAGGGGTATATAGTATCCCTCCCTTACCTATAAATAATTTTTTAAATAGTTATTGTTTATTGTAACCTTTTATGTATATTTGTAGTATAAATATAAAAACTGGATATGAAAAAAATAAGGTATTGGGTTGTTAGGTTATTTTTAAGTTATGAGGAGATGTTGTTGTTGGGGGAGGCTGTTGATAGGAGGATTGATGTGTTGGAGAGATATAGGGTGTGTGAAAAGACGGCGGATGTTGTTGGGGTTGATGATGACTTGAAAGTGTTGCTGAGTTTGAAGGGTGGTGTTTGTTTGTCGGGCGATAAAAAATAAAAGTTATGGAATGGAATTGTTAATAATCCTATAACTAAATCTGCTGAATAAGACGTATATTTGTAAAACTAAAAAATAAAAAAAATGGAAAAGGAAACGTTTTGTAAGAAAATTGGCTTTGAACCAGTTGTTAAAGATAATCATGTGTTGTATTATGAAAAGGGTGATTATAAGCTTTTTGATAAATACACTATGGTTGGTGGTGATATGAAGCTTGGTCTTGAGGTTACAAAAGGGGATGAAGTTATTTATTCAGGGGAAAATAAAACCGAGAAAGAGATTGAGGATATGTGTAAGTAGAATTAACTAAAAACCGATAAGAAATAATGAAAGTAAAAGTTAGATGTAATTGTGAGTGTCATAAAAGTGATGTGGCGATGATGCACTTTATGCCTTGTTGTGATAATGGGTGGGTTTTAACAGAAATCCCTGATTTTGTAGAAAAAACAGACTTAGAAAAGTTTGTAGAGTTGTATAGGGGTTTTGGGATAGAGTGTAAGGTAAATGAAACTGAGGAGTTTAAGGGTTCATCGGCGGGTCAAAAAATTAAAACCATAGTGCTTCAAAACCCCTTTGGCGATGAAATAAAGTCCGATACAATCACTTATTCTAAAAAGATATATGGTAGCTCCTACACAAAATTAGTATTCTCTAATGAAGGTAAATTCATAGAACAAGGTATATGGGAATAAAGTACAAAATATCCCATAACTATGGTTTGGATATAAAGGGTGTAAGAGCTGTTTATAGTTGTTGTTGCTTGTTAAGTGATGTTGATTTGTATTCAGGGGGCGACAATGACCCTATAAGTTGGACACATTTGGATGCGGACTTGTTGGCAAAGGATGATAATGGAAGGTGTTTGCCTTATGATGTTACTGTTAGTTTGTTTGCGTTGAATGTGGATAGGGACAAGCATTTGCTTGAGGATATGCCAAGAAGGTTAAGGAGAAGTGGTCAGGCGGTTGCTGTACACATGGTGGTGTTTGATGGATTAAAGGAATACGAAGAATACATGAATAATAACGATTGTTTAATACAACAGGAGAATAATTAACTAAAATATATGAAAATAAAAAAAATCGCCATTAAGGGCAACGGATTCGCGGGACTACACATCACGCATTTAATTCAAGAAAAGGATGCTAAAGGTCGTTTATTTATTAATGAGCGAACCGATAAACGTAAACAGCCTATCCATTTAGGTTTGGAGAATAAATTTAAGGAATTGCGTCCTTTTTATTTGGAGCTATGTAGAATTTTACGAGGCGATGAAGATAAAGCCACTAAAGATTACACTATTGGCGAAACAGAGATTACTGGCTTACAAATAGTGATTGACACTACTGAGGATGAAGGGACTGGATTTATTATCGAGGGATGTATTGCCTCTGTTGGCGATAAATACATAAAACCTAAAACGGCTAAAATTGAATCGGGCGATGGGTATCATAATTTTGATGCGGTACAATTGATTATTAAAGAGATTGTAGAGGAAGTTAGAGCTTATGCTAATGGAAGTGTAGTGGCGAGCGATAGTGAGGTGTTGATTAGATATATGGAAAGAAACAAAGAAGAGGGAATTGAGATTGAGGCTATCAAAAATATGTCGGCGGATGAGCAGAAAGAATTGTTAACATCGATTTTAGAAAAGAAGTTTGGAATGGTGGTAATGGGAAATGATGATTTAGTTGTTGACGAAGATACCGATATTACAGAAGATTTAATTGGTGGTAAAAGTGAAGAAATTAAAGAAGAAACATTTACGCTAAATGCTGAAACAAATGTTATCCCTATTACATTAAACCCTTCACCAGAACTTAAAAAAGCATAATGGGTCACGGACTATTTGATGAAAAAGTGGCTTTAGAGCCTATTAGCCACACTTATACTGATAAGGAGGGGTTGAACTATATTTCGGTATCAAAAGTGCTTAGTATGTTATCTGAGCCTTTTGAAAACACCTTTGCTTATAAGAATGCCACTGCTGAAAAATTAATCGAATGGAGGAAAAAGGGTGATGATGCAAGGGAGCATGGGACAAGTGTGCATAATGCTCTTGAAACATATAATCAATTTAAAACTTGCGATAAACCTGAATGGGAAGAAGGGCTAAAAAGCGTGTTAGAAGTTTATAAGGGTTGGAGAAGTTATGATGAGATATGTTTGTATAACGATGAGTATAGGATAGCTGGAACTGCTGATAAAATTTCGGCGGTGGGGACGGGAAAGAATGTTTCTGTTGTTATTTCTGATTTTAAGACCAATATCTCAAAGGGTATTCAATTTCATAGTGATTACAGTAAAACTTTATACGCTCCCTTTGACCATTTGCAAGATTGTAATTATGTAAAATATAGTTTGCAGTTAAGTTTGTATGCGTATATGTGGGAAAATTTAACTGGAAGGAAAGTAAAGCGGATGTTTATACATTTTATTCCGCCAGACGACTTTACGAAACATCAAATTATACCTGTTAACTACATGAAGCACGATGTAAGGCTATTATTAGAAACATATAAGCCCCAAATCGATTTATTACTTAATAAAAATAAGGTAGAACAAGAAAACGAAGCGTTTTAAAATAATTTCCTATATTTGCTGTAACAGCGAGAGGCTGAAACACAAATATATATGAGTTATTTATTTTACATTGACCCAATAGGTCAAAACCCTGTCTTACACCCCGATTGCTTAAAGCTTTGTCCAGAGCTTAGTGTATTAGATGAAAAAGAAGCATTTTGTTTAATATTAGCATACGACAATTTTTCACCATATAGACAGTTTGCAGAACAAGAGCGAATTTATCGTGCGTCAATGCAAGTTTTTAATGACAACAATCCTAAACTATTTTCTTCACATAAATGGCAAAACGCTGTTGTTGCTTATCAATCTTTGCAATATAATCCTAAATTAGAGCTTATTAAAACATATCAGGCGAAAATTCAAAAGATGCAAGAGTTAATTGAGGCGGATGACGCTGAAGGTACTATTAACAAATGCTTAAAAATTATTAAGGAATTAAGGAATAGTATTGCTGAATTAGAGAATGAGATACTTGAAGGATTTCAAAAAGAAGGGCAGCTAATAGGTAAAGCCGATTTAAGTTGGCTTGAGGTGTTAATGCGTAATAAACAATTGTTTAATGCTAAAACAGCCAAAAAATGAATTTCTTAAGAGACATTCCGTATAAAGGAAAGGGATTTTGTCCTAATCCTGTTGTAAAATTTGGTATTCCAAAATATGCTGATAGCAGATTAAATAAAAAGGTTGTAGGTACGCCAGCTCACGATGAGTACTGGTCGGAACAATTGTATCGATGCCTTCATGGTTATAATACTGGTGGAATATTTATACCAGCTCGTTTTTATTATTACATGAATTTTAATTCAATGGCAACAATTAACGGTATAATTAACCCTGATTTTGTTGACTTACATTTAGAGCTTGCTTATTTAATTGATTATGCAAAAGCTAACGGTAAAAATATTCTTTGTGCTAAAAAACGTAGAGCTGGTATTTCTGAGGCAACACAAAAAATGGTTGTGGATTATGGATGGCGATTTAGTTTAAGTTATCAGGCTGGAATTGCCGCTGGTCAGGATATATATGCTCAGGATTTTATGAAAAAATGGCGCTCAGCCGATTCTTTAATTGTACCAGAATTTAGAACTAAGAAATTAGTTAATAATGATGATGAAGTAGTGGCTGGATATGAAATTAGAAATTCGGACGGCGCTAATGAAGAAGGAACAAAGAATACAATCTATGTACGTACTATGTTTAAAAATCCCAATTTGTTTAAAGGGTTATTTTTAAATGATATTATTGCAGAGGAAGCTGGAGAGTTTGAGAAGTTGAAAGAATTTTATGGTGCTTCTCTTGCGTGTTTGAAGGATGGTAATACACAGATAGGTACTTTTTTTGGATACGGTACTGGCGGTAATATTAATAAGGGTAGTAGAGATTTTAAAGAAATGTGGTACGAGCCAGACGCTTTTAATGCTATTAAATTTTTAATAACAGCAGGTAGGTTTCACAAACCTTATTACGGCGGATGTGGACTTGCAAAACCAATTATTCCTAATTTATTAAAAGCACATAAAGAATGGGAAGTTATAGGGAAAGAAGATACGCAGGCGGCTATTGATGCTATTAAAAAGGAGCGTGAGATTTTACTTAAAACTGGAGACAAGAAAGGATATTTAGATAGCTTACAAAACTACCCGTTAGAAGAAAAAGATATTTTTAGAAAGACTACTGTTAATAATTTTGATACAGAGAAGTTAAACGAAGCTGAATATAGAATTTCAACTAATAATAAAAAGTATTCACGTTGGAAATTAGAATGGATTAAAGATGCAAATGGTATGTTAAAAATGCCTATGCAAGTAACGGCTATTGCTGCTAAACCCGAAGATGATGCTGAGCAATGTGTTTATATTTTAGATACCGAACATCCAAGAAAAAATTATGCTAATTTATATGTGGCTGGACTTGACTCTTATGACCAAGATATAGCAAAAACATCTAAATCTTTAGGAGCAATGTGTGTTCTTATTCGTAGCAATACTATTGAAAACGCTTTACAAAAAGCTCCAGTTGCCGTTATATGTACTCGTCCGCCTCGTAAAGAAATATTTTACGATATGTGTTTGAAGCTTTCCGTTTATTATAATTTAAGGAATAATGTATTGGTTGATGTTGCAAAACCTCAAATATTAAAGTATTTTGAGGATAGGGGGTGTCAAAATTATTTAGCATATAGACCAAAGAAATTTGAAAGTGAAAAAACTGAGCAATCCCATACGTTTGGATTAAGTTTAAATCTTTATTCTCGCCCTTTAATGGTTGGTTTAATGGAGGCTGCGGTTTATTATAATTCTAAAGATATATGGTTTAATCATGTTGAAGAGTTGGAGAATGGAAGTAAAGTACAATGTGATTTAATTAACCAGTTAGGAAATTTTGATGAAGCTGAAGTTGGTTCAGATAATGACTTGGCGGATGCTTATGGTATAGCTTTGGTACAAGACGTTAGTTGTGAACAGTCCCCTCTTAATGAAGACGATGTTAATCCTGACGAAATATTTAACCTTCATTCTGGTGTATTTGATGCTAATGGTGAGTATCATCATAACGCAGAAAGCTTATCGTTGAAAACAGATGAACAAGACAGTGACGTGTTTGGTATTTAGTTAGAAAAATTTTATTACTTTTATCCAAACTCAATAATACTATGGCATATCAAAAGCTCCCAAATATAGCGGTTTCAGAAAAGGACAAAACTCAAGAATGGGCTAAAGGATTTTTACTATACGCGCGATATTTATTAAGCACTTACGATTGGCGTAAGCAAGAAATGACTTCGCTTTATCAGTCTTATAATGGTGTAAAAACACAACAACATAATGATATATGGCAAAAGACTTATGGTAAAGCTAATAAAGCTAAATATATTCCTTATCGTGCGGGACAAACTAAAATTGATTTGCTATTAGGAGAGTGGTTAAAACGACCTTTAGCGGCAACCGTTGAAACTATTAACATAGACGCTATCAGCGAAAAGATGCGTCAAATGGATTTTATGATGGGTGCTATGTTAGCAAAACCAGCTTTAGAAGATTTAAAAAATAAAGCGGGCGTTGATGTAATGGAAGGTGCTGAAATTCCTAACTCAGAAGACGACCCATTATGGGAGAAATATTCACCTAAAGATAAGTGTGAAGATATAATGCAACTCATTATAAATGAGCAGATTAAGGAGCTTGATTTGATTAGAAAATTCGGCGATAATTTCAAAGATATTTTAATTACAAGTTCTTGTTATGGTAAGTTAGAAATTAATGAGAATGGAGATGTTGATTATATTTGGATTGACCCCCGTGATGCTATATTTCAAGAGATTGAGAATGATTATTTCTTAGAAAAAAGTCCTATTAAAGGAGCGAGACAAAGATTGCCTATTTATGAAGTATTGAGACGTTGGGAATTTACACCAGCCGAGAAACAAACTTTAGAGGAAATGCAAAACAACTGGGTTAATAGCTGGTCAACTAATCGTTGGATGGGCGCTTTAAACAACAGAGAATTGCTTTTAGACGTTATTCATGTTGAGTGGAAGGCTATGAAGCCTAAATACTTTAAAGTAGCCCCTAAGAGCAAGAATAAGCTTGAGTGGGATGCTACAAATCCTGATGTTACTTTTGAAATAGATGCTAAGCAGTACGAGAACAATAAAGAGGCTTTTGATAAAGATGTAGAGGCTGGTAAATATAATGTAGAAACAAAGTGGGAGGAAGATTTATGGGAAGGGACTATGATTGGTGGGGTAATATTTAAAAATATGCGCCGCAAACCATTCCAAATGCGCAGACATGATGCTCCAGCTTATATATTAGACAGTTCTTATATGGGAATTAACTTCGGGACAACTGACGGGTTAAGAATTTCCATGCAAAAGAGATTAGAAAATTTCGATAACATATTTGATATTATTATGTATCAAATATTGAAGGAATTAGCTAAGATGAAGGGTAAAGTAATGATGTATGACAGAGCAGCGTTGCCAAAAAAGCGTACATTAAAAGATATAGCTTATGATATGACTAACGATAGTTTTATTGACGTTGATAGTTCGGCGGCTGGAAATTTCGGTAATCGTAATTTGTCGGGGATGGAATTGTTTAAAGAATTTGATTTAGGATTAAGTCAATCAGTACAACAATTATTAATTCTTAAAGACCAAATTTTAGCCACAATGGATAGGCTTACTGGTATTAATGAAACAAGAGAGGGTAACATTCAAGCTTCTGCTACGGTTACAAACTCACAACAAGCTATAGAAAATTCAAGAACGCAAACAGCTTCCATGTATTATGCAATGGAATTGTTTACTGAGCACGTTTTAACACGGGTTGCAGAGGCTACTAAAGTGAGTTATGCTTTTTACAAACAAGATAAAGGTGAACAAATACTTGGTAGTGATAAATTTAAATATATGCAAGTAACGCAAGATATTGGATTTAGAGATTATGGTGTTCACGTTCAAAGTGGCGGACGATATAATGAGATAAAGCAACGTATGCGCGGGTTATTAGAGTTTTCATTAAATTCTAAACAAATTGAACCTTTAGATGTATTGAAATTTGAATTATCTGAAACGTTTGTAGAGGCTAAACAAGTATTTGAAGATGCTTATATAAGAGTACAAGAAATAGCAGCTAAACAACAAGCGGCAGATGCTCAAACACAACAAGCTATGCAACAACAACAATTACAAGCTCAGCAACAAATGCAAGCGGAACAATTATCTAATACTGAGAAATTAATGTTAGATAAAATTGGAGCTGAAACAGAAGGGCAAATTGCCATAGATGATAATAAGTCAAAGAATAAAATGTTTAATGACCAGCATCAGGCTGAAAATAAATTTTTGTCAGGACAATAAATCTTAATATATTTACAATCAAATTAATACATAAAAGATGCCAGAAAATACAGAAATAGGAGTAGTAGAGCAACGAGAGGTTGCCACCACGCCTGCTGAAGTAAAGAATGACGTGTTTTCTATTTTAGAAACAGAGCCAACTTTTCAATCAGACAACAAAGGCAGCACTGCCGAAGTAACAAAAACAGCAGAAGAAATTGAAGCTGCTAAATTAGCAACTCAAAATTCCGAAGCAGAAGCAGCCGCTCAATTAGTTGAAAAAGCTAAGGAATTAGGATTACCTGAAACCGCAACGGCGGATGATATTAAGGTAGCTGAAGCAAAAATTGCCGATGAATTAAAGACTAAAGCTGTAGAATTAGGATTACCTGAGACTGCAACTAAAGATGAAATCGCGGCAGCTGAATTAGCTAAAACAGAAACGGAAGGATTTGTAACTGATTCAGAAGTTCAAACTGGTATTTTAGGTGCTGAAGACGGCACTTGGAAAGCTTTAATGTTAGCTGAAGGTTTAGAAGTTCCAGCTGATTACGATGAAGAAAAGGGGTTTGAAATTTATAAACAAGCCGAAAGCGCTAAATGGCAATCTGAAATAGAAAAAGCTAAAGCTGAAGCTCAAGAATCTGTTTTATCGACATTGAAGCCTGAATTAAGGGCGGCTATTGAATTAGCAAATTCTATTCCTGATATGACAATTGAGCAAGTTTTATCGCCGACTCTTGAAATAGATAATTTATTAAAATTAGATAAAGAATCTTTAGTAAGAGAAGAAGTTAAAGCTAATTTCCCTCAAATGACCGAGGAAATGGTTGATATTAAAATGCAAGAATATAAAGACGCTGGTACTATTGACACGCGTTATGATATGGTAAAGTTGCAGTTGGAAACAAACAAAAAACAAATACAAGATTTTCATAATCAGAAAATACAAGAATATCAGGCGAAACAACAACAATCTAAAATTGAGGCTGTTCGTAATTTTAATGCTCAAACAAGTAAGGCGCTGGACGGGGTTCAGACGTTTTTGGACAAAAAAATTACGGACATTGACCGACAATTTCTCCGCAACAAGATTGATAACGGAGCAATAGATAAGTTGAGGAATGACCCTGTACAGCTCGCAAGAGCAATAGCTATGTTGGAGTTTTACGACAAAGGAATAACGGGATACGAGAACAGGGTTCGAGAAAAAGTCCTATTAGACCATAAGAAAAACCTACATAACACGCCTGTTACACCTACAACTGGAGGCGGACAACCAGTAGTGGCAAAACAACCGATAAAATCAGGATTTGACATTTTGGATTAAAAGGCTTTTGAGGGTAAAAAAATTAACTTAAACCTCAAAAACTAAAAATTATGGCATTTAATGGTCAAATAAGTATAGTTCAAGGTACATTTTCGACATCGACTTGTACAGATGAAAATGACTTAATCAGAAATCAAGCTCTAAAACCAGCTATCCGCGACATTTTAGAGTTCAAAAACAAGCGTTCTATTATGACGCTATTAACTGACGGAGCTGTTACCCCTTATGGTATCAATCCTGATGTTCCAATGAAGAAAAAACTTGTAGAAAGTACAGGTAAACTTATTGGTAATAAAGCATATCGTTTTGACGTAATTGGACGTATCGAAACAAGTGCTGTGATTTTATCACAAATTGGTGCTTCTGCAACTGGCGGTTCATTCCAACTTTTAATGAAAGACCAATACCTTTACGAAGGTGCAATCGTAGTATTTAACTCACGTTTACAAGCTCGTGTAATGGATAATGGTACAGGTAGTCCAACTTCTGGATTTATCTATACATTCCAAACTGTTGATGGAACTACTTTCAGCTGGACTACTGACGTTGCTGGTCAATCAGGTGTTTACACTTGTATGATGAATAACTCAGCTTACGGTGAGGGTTCATTACGTGGTTATATGCGCGATAAAAAACCTGATGTGTTTGTTAACCATACAACTATTCAGCGTAAAACAGCGGCTATTACTGGTTCTGCGGATTCTGACGTACTTTGGTATGAATTTTCTAATGAAAAAGGAATGGCTCGTGGTTGGATGTACGCTAAAGTACAACAATTAAAAGCTCAAATGTCTATTGAAGATGAGCGTAACAAATTATTTGGTGTTTCTTCTATGAAGAACTCTGATGGTTCATTACGTACTATTTCTGCTTTAGGTAATGATTTAGAAACTGGATTACCAATTATTACTGGTGATGGTTTTGAACAACAAGTTAATGGTAATAATATCTTATTTGGTTCAGGTTCTGATGGAAATCCGACTGCCGATGACTTTGAAGATATTATGCAAACTATGCAACTTGATTCAAACCAAGTTGATGAAATTGAATGGTATGCTATCATGGGTACAGCTGCTTATGCCAACTTACAACGTGTTGCGCCAACAATTTCTGGAAATCAAGGTACACAATTGTTCCAAAACGTGGCTCAATCTGACCAAGCTGGCGGAGCAAAAGTTGCTACAGGATTTAACTTTATGCGTTTAAATATTAACGGTAACAGCGTAATGGCTATCAAACATACAGCGTTTGACGATTCACGTATGTTTACTGATTTAGATGCTCAAGGTAATCCAAATATGTCAAGTACTATTTTCTTCATTGGTATGACTAAAGCTGGTTACGGTGACAGTCCTACAATGGAAATCCTTTCTAAAGGAGCTAATGGTGTTAACCGTAAAATGATTGATGCTGATTATATCGGTTTAACTGGTAAATCAGGATTTGTTCAATCAGAGGTTGATGCTAACAAATACGCTTGTTTAAAAGAAGATATGTTAGTTGTTTACAACACTTCATTGTGTGGTATCATCTACAAATCGTAGTAAATAAACTTAAAGGGGGAAATTAATTAAAGTACCCCTTTTTATTGATAATTAAAAAGAGCGAGAGGCTCACTTATAAAAAATGGAAAATAAACAACAAAATATTGATACAACATCGGAGTATGTTTTAATCAAAGACGGTAACGGGATGGAAATTAAACATATTAATTTCAACAACCCAAATATTTGCCCTAGACAGGGTATAATAGAAATTGAGGCAATGAAAAAAGTTGACTCAGAGCGTTCGGTATCTAACAACGCATCATTCGCAAAATTTGAAGATAAAAGAACTGGTATTGTTTGGGGTATTCCTATGACAATTCATAATTTTAGTAAGCAAATTACTTACAAGCGTATGAAATTAGGAAATAATGTATTCTTTGATAGAACTATTCCTGAGCAAGCTGAAATGTGCTGTGTGTTATTAAAAGCGCTTGAGCTTGGTAAATTTAAAGACACTAATGGTCGTCCGCGATTTAAAGTGCGCGATAAAGAAAAAGACGCTATGAAAGAAATCGATTTACGTACATGGAAGCGTAAGGCGGCGGATATTATTGATTCAATTCCTTATGGAGATGAACTAAAAGACATTGCTCGTAATATGGGTATAAATCCTGATATTTTTTCTCCACTTGTATTAGCTAACGAAGTTTCTAAGGCTGTTGAGTTAAAACCAAAAGAGTTTTTGGATATGTATAACAGTCCAACAAGAGCGTTTTTATCAATTTTAACTAATGCACAAAGCATGGGTATTATTGAATTTAATCCAATGGAAGGTTATAAATATAGCGGAATGATACTTGGTAAAACTTCTGATTTAGCTGTTACTTATTTAAGTAAGCACCCTGATTTAGCTCAATCAATTGCTACATTTACTGCTGATAAAAGGACTAAAGGCAAAGAAGCTTCTATTCCAGTAGTTAAATTGCCAACGGCGGTTGACCCTGAAAAAGAGGAGTTGTTAAGACAATTAGCTGAAATGAAAGCAAAATTAGCTGATAAAAACTTATCAACACCAACTGTTGAAAAAATAGCATCAGAAGGTGATTTAGAAGCTTTAAGAGCTGAAGCAAAAGCTTTAGGGGTTTCTGGGTGGCAAGTTAAAAAAATATCTTATGCTACATTAAAAGCTAAGGTAGATGCAAAAAAGCAAGCTGATTTACAAGCCGTATAAGCTTAACAACATCTTAAATACTAAATTTAAAGGGCGGATAATTACCGCCTTTTTTATTTATCTTTACCTCAAAACATTAACTAATGAATCCAATTGCAGCAAAGGAACGCGTTGATTCTTACCTTGACAGGTCAAGAACATCACGATTTACATTTCAACAATACAATATAACTTTTGTTATGGTGCAAAAGAAAATTGTAGAATTTTTTAAAGACAATGTTGATGAAGTGAGAAAATATTTATACACTCTTAAAAAAGACTCTACTCCAGCCGTAACAACATTACAAACTACCGCTAACTATATTGTTAGTCATATAGATTATCCTACTGATTATTATTATTTTCAAGTGATGAATGTATTTGTAGATAATGTATTAGCCGAAGTAACACCTACGGATGACGGTCAATTAAATAGACAGTTGCAAAATACCTACACCGCGCCTACAAATAAATACATATATCAAAGAGAAGATGCTACTGGATGGAAGGTTTATAGAGGCACTACGGGAACTCCAACTTGCGAATTAACTTACATTAAAACGCCGTCTAATTTTTATATGGGAAATGAAAGTGATTTGATTGAGGAAGGAACTGGCGTTTTAACTGCTTTTACAAGTTATACGGCGGTTGAGGAAACTATTTATAACGGAGTTACATATAATCCAGCGGATACATTTACAACTACCTCTGTTACTAATTTAACAAGTGGTCAGGTTATTTTAACGTCTATTTTGGTAGATAGTAATTTGCCAGAGCAAGTACAAGAAAAAATGTGTTGGGTAGTAGCTCAGATATTAAGTGGAAATATTAGTGATTTTAACAAGGCTATGTTTGTTGAAAAAGAAGTTAATAAAGTTAATTAAGCAATGCTAAGGCGTTGCTAATTAGTGTATATTTGAGTCATATTAACAATTAAAAACATAAAATTATGTCAAGAACAAAAAATGAAGCAGTATTATTACGCACGTCCGCAGCGACTGATGTAATATGCAGTGGTGGGTACATCGCCATAGCTGGTTTGACTCCGACATGGAAGAAATTAGTTTCTTCTATTAAACAAGTTAAATATCGAGCTGAAGTTGTACAAGTAATTAGCGTAGGTACAGTTGACACGGCTTGGACGCCTGTTGGTTCAACTACTTATGGAGTATTAATCGGTGATGTAACTCGTCAAGTAGCTGGAGCACAAGCTCAGTTAAAGCGTTACACTTATACCACTACCGCTTCTTTAGCTGTAGAAGGCGCAAGTGCGGCTTTGAGACGCGAATACATCAATGCTAAAATCGTTACAGCTATTAATGCTGACCCTACAAATTATGTATTGGCAGCAAGCTTAGGTTCTGGTAACGGATTTACTATTACTGATGATGCTGGATATTACCCAGTTTATCAACAAGGTGGAACTAACCGTAATGGTGCTTCTACTGTACAAATTTGGGAAAATACAGATGGTTCAGGTTATGCACTAAACAATATCACTACTACTACTGCGGCTGTTTATGCTCAAGGTGTTGGTGCTGATTTAGCGTTAACTAAACCAGTAATGGATTTCATGTATGGCAATTTAATTTCAGGTGATTTAATTTTCCCTGCATTAACTGCCGCTGGATTACCAGCTATCTCTGGTCAAAAATATGATGCGTTTGTAATTACATCTTACAATTTAGTTGCAGCTCATAACCAAACTGGTCAATTAGCATTACTTCCAAAAACTCAAGTTATTTGGGTAGATAATGGTACTGGTTCTGATACAGCTAACGCTTCTGGATTTGCTACATTTGAGAATGCAATGTTTAATACATTAGTTCAAGTTTATTCAAGCGACCCTTCTGCTATTACATTTATGAACAATAACGCTCCAACTTGTGGAGGCTTAAATACTGGTTTACCTTCTGGTGTTTCTTTAGCTGAAAACGTTATTAATTTCGGTAATGGTAATGCAACACACTACTATCCATTAGGAACTGCTACATTCGTTGCTTTGGCAGCTGATACAAATGGTATTGGCGTTGTGTTAGATGCTATCGCTGGCGAAGGTGTTGAATTATCAGCTCCTACATTTACTAACTCACAAAAATCATTTGTAGTTGGTAAATCTACAGCAAGTGTTTACGCTAAGATTTATTTAGATGATGCTTCTGGGGTTAATCCTATGTTAGTTGGTTTCCGTAAAAAAGCGGCTGCTAATGCTACATATACATCATACACTGATTATGCTTTTGTAGGAATTATTGGTACTGCTAATCCAAACACTATTTATACTTCAACAGAAATTAATAGTGCTGGTAATACTAACGTAGATACTACTCAAACTTGGGCTGACGGTGTAACAAAAACTTTAGAAGTTCGCGTTGATATTGCTGGTGCAGTAACTTTCTATATTGATGGTTACAAACCAACAGTAACACAAGCTATTACTTTTGATGCTGGTGATGAAATGATTCCTGTATTCTGTTATGCTTTACAATCGGCGGATATTGGAACTCCATCTATCTCTCAAGGTATCTTCGTTCAAGATAACAAATGGAGAAGCTAATAATTAAATAAATTAAACAACCTTAAAAAGGGGTGGGTAAAAAATCGCTCATCCCTTTTTTGTAAAAACATAAAATTATGATAACAGAAAACAATACGGGCTTTGATGTCCATAATAAAAAAATACACAATATTGCAGATGGTTCTGTAGATAACGATGCTGTTAACAGAAAAAACTTATTGAAAGACAATAATACTTATTCTGGAGACGGTACTTATACTGGCTCTAACACATTTAGCGGGACGGTTACTAATAGCGGGGCTATTGTGTCAAGCGCAACTACAGAGTCTTCAAGCGCTACAACTGGAGCTATTAAAACGGCTGGTGGTTTAGGTGTTGTTAAAAATGCAACTATTGGCGGTCAATTAGTAACAAGTAAAGAGATTGTTCAAAACCATACAGGGGTAGCTATTAACACTACTGCTGCTGGAACTTTGACAGTAGTTACTTCTGGCGTTGTTGCTGGTTTGATTACATCAACCTCGGCTGCTGCTGTAACTGTAACATTAGACTCAGTAGCTAATATGATTACAGCTTTTGCTACTGCTGGTGTTACTATTACTACTGGTTCTCATCTTCATTTCTTAATTGATAACAGTCAAGGTGCAAATACAGTAACTTTGGCGGTTGATGCTGGTGCTACTATTGCCGTTGCTACTTCTCCTATTACTGGTGGTGCTACTTTAACAGTTTCTACTGCTAATAAAGTTGGTCAATTTAGCTTATATTTAACAAGTACTACAACTGGTATTTTGTCAAGGGTATTTTAAAAACTTTTTCACTTATTTTTAAGAGCGATGCTAATAACATCGCTTTTTTTATTATTTTTAGCAAAACAAATTGTAATGGATAATACTAAGCAAATTCAATCAATTAAGTCTTTGGTTCAACAAATTTCTGCGGGGTACGACAAGTCATCTACTCTTGGAGGGTTATGGAACGCTGTATTACAAGAATTTTCATTAGTAAAAATTAAATAATAGTATTATGGATAATACAAAACAGCTTAATACAATAGCTTCTTTACTACAACAGATTAAGGATAATGCCCCAGCTTATAGGGTTGGAGGTTCTTATTTTAATCAAGACTTTACAACTCTCGGTAGTTTAGCTAGTTACACTTCAAATACCCCTGGCGGAGACACATCTTCTTGGGCGTTAAGTGGAGGTTTTTTAAGAGCTACTAGGTCTGATGTTAACTTAGGTTTTTTAAACTATTTGAAGTATAATGGATTTGGATTTATAAATTCAAAATATTGGAGCATTACTGTAGTTGTAGATACCAAACAAAAAGACGCTAATTCTTTTGGATTTGGATTTGGATTTATGAGTGCCGCTGCAAACGTTCCTGTATCAGCCACTGATGGTTTTTTGCGTTGCGATATTAATTGTTCTACAACCGCAAATGGAACTACTACATTAAGATGTAATGGAGTTGCTACTGCTGGTTCAACATTATTATCTCACAACGTTAATGCTACTTTGTATCTTAACATAACACGCAATAATCACGATATAACCGTAAACGCTCAAAACGTTTCTTCTGTTGCGACTACTACTCCTGTTGTTACTCAAACAACAATTGTTAGTCGATTAACGAGTACAAATTGGGATAATTCTACATTAGTTCCGTATATGTATTTGTTAGGCGGAACTTACGATGTAAGAAGTTTGTCAATGAATACAAGAATAGCTAAAAACGCGGATGGTATTTTTGTTGGTGATAGTATTACTCACGGTATGTTTATGGGTAATAATGATAAAACATATCCAGAAATTTTAGCGGATGTTCTTAATAAGAAATATTACAACTTCGCAAGTTCAGCTACCGTGACTGGAGATTGGACTGGAGCTACTAATGAACTTATCACATTAACACCTAAAAAAGTTTACTTTATGTTAGGTCGTAATGATGTTGCTACCTCTGTGGCTCAAGCTACCACTTTAGCCAATTACGCTACAATGATAGCGGCTTTAACGGGCGCTGGTATAGATTATAGGATTATTAGTTTATTACCAAGTGGAACGGCTTTAAATACTAATTTAGTGGCTTTAAACGCAGCTTTACAAGCGTTGTATCCAACTAAGTATATTGATATTTATAGTGATTTTAATGGCGGTAGTGGTTTGTTGAAATATGAATTATCATCAGGAGATGGAACACACTTGTCAGCACAAGGTCAAACTCAGGTAGCAAGTAGTTTATTAACAGCCTCTCCATCAAGTTTCTTGTAAGAATATGGCAGATTATGTTCCAGTTGGAAATCCCAACGCGCCTAATACTGTTTCTTTAGCAGATTTAGTGCAAACATATAATACTGAAACAGGAAAGCAATTTCCTACAAGGTGGCAAAATATTGCTGACCTAATAGCTCCTTTAGTAACAACGGAATGGGGAAACATTCCACAAACTCCAACAATAGATAATCAAAAAGATTTATTAGCTTTGGTTAGCCTTAGAATATGATTTTATTAAAAACAACAGACATATTAAGGTTTCGTTTAAGCGGGGCTGTAACAACAAATCAATTAGATTTTGTTACATCGTTTGTTGATATAACTGGATTTTCTCCAAGTAATAATTCAGGAACAAGTAATGACGCAACTAATGTTACAATTATAGGTTCACCTTCTGCTGGAGTAAGACAAGTTAAATTTATATCTATTGTGAATGTAGACACTACTGGCGCTACGGTTACAGTAGAGCAATATGATGGTGTTAACGCGAGGCAATTACTAACATGGACGTTAGATGTTTATGATACGCTGTCTTATGTAGACAGTGAAGGATGGAAAGTTTTAGATGCTTTTGGTAAAACAAAAGTTACAACAGGCGTTGGAAGTGCTGGAAATATAGTTTTTAGTGCGGGTACACAATCAGCTGTTTTAGATACAGTTATTTTTAGTAATAGTAATAGGGTAAGTTTTGGATTAGCTGGTTCAACAATTACCGCTAAACACGCATTAAATTTTTCTGCTGGTACTACAAGTAATAATGTTAGTGACGGATTGGTGTTTTCAAATTCAAACGGAGTTTCATTTGGATTGAACGGAAGTACAATTACGGCAAGTGTTTTGGCTGGCGGCGGGGGATATTTATCTGCTGGTACGCAAACTGGTTCGTTAGGCACAGTGTCTTTTAAAAATACTAACAATGTTAGTTTTGGAATGGATGCTCAAACAATAACAGCATCAGTTGCAACAAGTTTGTCAAATATAAATGTATCAGCTGGCACTACATCAAATAATTTATCGGCATTTGTTTTATCTAATTCAAATAATGTAACATTTGGACTTAATGGTTCAACTATTACAGCAAGTGTTACAGTAGGTTCTACACAAGGTTCTATCAATGTTAGCGGAGGTACAACAAGTGGAAATTTAAGTGCTATTACTTTTTCAAACTCTAATGGCGTTAGTTTTGGTTTAAACGCTGGGACTATGACAGCTTCGGTTAACGCTTTAAGTAATATTAATATTAGCGCTGGAACTACATCAAATAATTTAACAGCCTTAACTTTTAATAATTCAAACGGGATTACATTTGGGCTTAATGCTTCGACAATTACAGCAAGCCATAATGGGCTTACTACCGCAATGGCAAGTGACGCGGGTAGTAATTTTGTTAATACATCGGCTGGATTAAATCTTACAAACATTTCCGCAACTTTTAATTCAAATAGCATTAGTTTAGCTGTGGCTGACCCAGTTAATACAGCTGGATTAATTAGTGCTATTAATGTTTCTGCTGGAACTACTTCAAATAATTTATCGGCGGTTGTTTATAGTAATAGTAATAATGCAACATTTGGTTTAAATGGTAGCACAGTAACTATTAGCTCTCCTATAAGTTTAAGCGCTGGAACGACTAATGGAAATTTTACAAATGTTGTTTTTTCAAATTCTAATAATGTAAGTTTTGGCTTAAACGATTCAACGATTACAGCAAGCATAAGTCAAACCAATCAAAATATTAGCTTCTTTGCTTTAGGGAATACAACTCAGAATTCATCAACCGTATTGAACGCTTCGCAAATATCATTCAATGGACTTGGTGAGCTTAGTGTTGGTTTTAGTAATGGTTCTATTAACTTGAGTGCTAATGTAGATGCCATAACAGCTTATGGAGTATCAAATACAACTCAAGGAACAAGCGGAACGTTAAGCATAAATTCTTTATCTTTTAATGGCGCTGGGGGTATTAGTGTAGGAATATCTAATGGTAGTATTGTTATCTCTTCTCCAGTGCTATCTACTTATGAGCCATATCCAGCATTAGGATTAAGTACTGTTAACGTTGGTATTGCTACTAATACAAGTGCAGGTATTTCTGTATTCCCTTTTTATGTAGATGAGTTTGTTAGTGCTGGAGTATTAAACATTCCTTTTTCAATGAACTTTTTAACAGTTGGAACGTCATCTGGTCAACAAACTATAGGACTGGCTTTAGGGTTATATTCAAGAAATGTTAGCACTCTTAGTTCAATAGTGTCTACATCGTTTTCTATAGGTGTAACTGGAAATAACTCATCTTATACCATAAATCAACCAACAACAACGGCATATACTGGGTATAATGGAACTGGAGCAACAAATAGCGCTGGTTCAAACATAACTTCAGGATATACTGGACAAAAATTAATTCAATTTCCTATAAATACTTTATTAACAGTTGGAGATTATTGGCTGGCAATGATTGGTACTAAATCTACATCTTCTGTTAACGTAGGTTTGTCTATGTCGTATATGGGGGCGGCTATGCCAGCTGGATTAAGCGCCCTTGCTCCAATAGGCTCATTTAGTAGTGGTTTTACAACTGGTTTTAATCCTATTGGCGGTAGATGGAATATAATGCAAGGGTTGTGGACAAGTGCTGGTAGCGTAACAATGATTCCCGCATCTATGGCTCATAACTCTATTTCTGCTACAAATAACATGAACACTTACCCCTTAATGAAATTTTGGTCAACATAATTTTGTTATGGTTATATTTTTTTATTACTTTTGTGGATATGATAGTAGGATTAGAATCTGGAATACACAATCAAGACTTAGAAAAATCAGCACAAAGAATAATCGAGGGCGGTTCATGGAAACACCAACGTGTTATTATGCTTATCCCAGCTGGTAAAATGATTTCAACTAAGGTTTACCTTTCACACTGTTCATTAATATTCCCTCCTAATAATGCTTCTTTTAAGATGGCTTGTATAGGCATGGAAGTTGGCGAGGCTTTTAGTCAAGGTATAGAGCAAATTTTAGCCCATCCTGATTTAAGTAATTGGGAGTATATTCTAACAATAGAACACGACAACATCCCCCAACCTAACGCTTTAATTCAGCTTTTAGAACGCATGGAGAAGCATCCTGAGTTTAGCTGTGTTGGAGGGCTTTATTGGACTAAAGGAGAGGGAGGCGTCCCGCAGATTTGGGGTGACCCTAAAGATGTGTTGAATTTCAGACCCCAACCGCCAGACCCTAATGGTGGACTTGTTGAATGTACTGGTACTGGCATGGGTTTTAATCTATGGAGAATATCTATGTTTAAAGATGAAAGGCTGCGTAGACCGTGGTTTAAAACTTTAACAGGTAGTGATGGAACTGGAGTCGGGACTCAAGACCTTTATGCGTGGTCTGATTTTAAAAAACACGGCTATAGATGTGCTATTGATTGCTTAGTCAAAATAGGTCACTATGATGTTGAAAATGATATTGTATGGTAGAATTAAAACTAAAATAAATATATGGAAGAAATAGTAGAAAGAATTGCAGTAGATTTAGCCTGCGGACAAAACAAAATAACTTTAGAAAGATTAGGGTGGAAGGAAGGAAAAATTATAGGCGTTGACATTGCTGGTGATTGTGATATAGTTCATGATTTGTTTAATACATTTCCATATCCATTTGCAAATGAGTCGGTGGATGAGATTTTTAGCTCTCACTTTATTGAGCATATTCCTATGGAGTACGTAGAGATTAACGGCAAGTCTAAGGATAAGTTATTTGCTTTTGTTGATGAGTGTTATAGGATGCTTAAAAAAGGTGGTAAAATGACTTTAATATTCCCAAACGCTATGTCGGTGAGAGCGTTTCAAGACCCTACACATAGAAGATTTATCCCTGCAATGACCGCATACTATTTTAGTAAACACTGGAGAGATATTAACAAATTAGACCATTACAATGTAGATTGTGATTTTGATTTTGTTATTGGCGAATCAGTTAATGGTAATTGGGTTAACAGGAGCAATGAAGCTAAACAATTTGCTTATGCGAGTTATTGGAACGTTGTGGATGACTTGCACTTTATAATGACAAAGAAATAAATTATAAAACATTTACTAACAGCCCTTTAATTAGGGCTTTTTTTATTATTTTTACTAAAATTTAACATTATGTCAATAACAGTATCACAATTTAAAACAGCTTTAGCAGATGCGATAAACGCAAAAGCAAGCGAATTAGGATTAAGTCCTTTTTGATATTATGCAATTTACAAAGTCTGATATATTAATGATAGTAGTAACAATAACATATTCAATTTATAATTATGTCAGACAAAGACGTTGAAGTATTAAAACGAAACGTGGATAAAATATTGCTATTATTAAATAGTGATGATTCTACCAAAAGAATGGGAGTTGTTGAAAAGTTAGATAAGCTTTCATCTGACTTTCATCAATTTATAAATAAATACGAGCAAGCTCAAGCTGTTAAAAAGGCTACTATTGGAGCATGGGCTACTATAGGTGGAATTGTAGCATTAGTTGCTAAATGGATAGTAACATTAATATTTGAATATTTTCATTTTTAATATTGGAAGGTCACATATCAAATAGAAGGCTTAATTATTTTAAGGAGTTAAAAACAAAACCTAAAACCAAAAAAGATGCACAAAACAATCGAAATAGCAACGGCGGAAATAGGAACAAAAGAATCTCCAGCGGGGTCAAACAAGGTTAAATATAACACTTGGATTTATGGCAAAGAGGTTGAAGGGTCAGCATATCCGTGGTGTGGCGCATTTGTATCTTGGGTTTATGATAAAGCTGGTATGCCTTTAGGAAATGTTGGATTAAAAAAAGGATTTGTTGGATGCCCATACGCTGTTGAAAAATTAGCTAAGTGGGGTAAAATAGTAACTATTCCTGAGTCTGGCGATATATCTTTTTATGATTGGCAAGGAGATGGTAAATTTGACCATACAGGAATTTTTAAAGAAGATATAGGGCAAGGATATTTTTGGGCGATTGAAGGTAATACATCTGCCTCAAATGCTTCTGATGGTGGTGAAGTTGGTTTGATGCGAAGAAAGTATAAAAATTGTATATTCGTAAGACCAAATTCAAAAGTATGAAAGAAATAGTTAGAAAATTAATTGGCTCTCTTGACACTCACACAAAGAATGTTTTTTCTGCACGTAAACTTTCTGCTTTTGTAGTTGTTTTACTCATAATTATAACTCATGTTAAATGGTTTAAATCTGACCATTGGGAATATTTGGAAGGTGTTATTGCATTAGATTATGGATTTATTTCATTATGTTTGGGGATGACAACTTACGAGGCTATTAAAAATAAACAAATTAATAATGAAGAAACCAAATCATAGAGACTTAGCTATTTTAGGAATATCTTTATTTATAGGGATTATTATAGGCTGGTCGATAAAAGCTATCCTTGATAGCAGAAAAGAGCCTGTAACTATTGAGAATCCTATCAACGAGGCTTTAAAACGCGGATATGATAGTTTAAGTGGTGTTATATCAGTAAAAGAAGCTGAAATAAGAGAGTCTGAGAAACAAGACCGCATAACAGATTCTATATTAATTAATAGTAATAAAGTAATAAAAAAAGATTATGACAAACTTAAATCGATGGATGATAGTACTTTTTATAACTATCTCAAATCTCGCTTCGGCACAAGATAGATTTTGCTTTACAAGGTCTGAGGTTGAAGCTATGGCTTATCGTGATTTAAGGGCGACAAAATTAGAAAATGACTCTATTGAAATGGCAAAAGCTATTGAAAGAAAGAATAACGAAATAGCTATTCATAAGTCAATCGAGAATGATTTAAAAGAGCAAAATAAAGCTCAAACTATACTGGCGGGTAATTATAAAGCAACCGCTATAAATTTCCAAGAAAAATATACAAAAGCTCAAGACAAAGCTAAGTTTAGGGGCAAGGTGTTAATAGGTTCATTAACTTTTAATGTGCTGTTAATCACTGGGCTTGTACTTTTAGTGAAATAATTTAACAATTTTAATTTTGGTTATTTAAATTTATAACCTATATTTGTAGCATGAAATTTTTACGAAGGGGCTATTTACACATAATGTTAATTATCGGATGTTTACGAAGGATAATTTCACGTTATGTTAATATAGCTTTGGAGTGTCGACCGTTAGGAGACACAAGGCAGAAGGGTAAAAATTTCATCGGGGCGATGTCTCTGCGATTTTGTAAAAATCGACTAAGTACGGGTCAGGAAATTGTTAGTTTAAATAATGAGGATTTAAGCCAATCTTGTCTTTTAGTTGGCGAATATAAAAATCAAGAAGATGTTTTTGTTAAAGCTTCAGATGCTTTATTACCTTATCAAGGTTCGTACCAACTGCATAAAAATCCATAACGCCGATTGAACATCCGCATTTAGCTCAATGAATAGAGCGCTATCCCTTGGACAACTTGTTCCCGCAAGCCCCACTGGTTGAGATGCGAGTTTGAATCTCGCCGTAGTACCAAATTAAAGTGTTACAATGTAGAGGAAAAGCTGTTGGTTTCGACCCCCGCAGAACGTGACCACTAATTTTTGTAACCGCCCCAATCCGTACGGTTGGGGTTTTTTATTAAAGAACATGTTGTAAAGGTACACTTTTTTTATAATTAGTCAAATTGTACGTACAATGTACGTACAAAGTTATAAACAAATGCTATATTTATAGTGTTATGGCAAAGAAAGAGCGTTTGGAAATCCGAATGGATAAAGAAACCAAGGAACTGCTTGATAAATTAGCAAAAAACAACAAGAGGAAAATGGCTGACTATCTACGATTACTTATTGAGTATGCAAGTAATAATGAAATCCAGTTTTAAATACAGAAGATTAGCTGAAATTTTGGGTGCGAGAGCCGTGCGATATGCCAAATGGCATTTACGACCGTTTTAGGGAGTTGCCATTGTGGGGCTATTTACCCGAAGGGCAAGGAACGCGAGTTTCGCAGACATAACGATTAATTATAGCTCGATTCTCGAACTAACATATTTGACACCAGCAGGATGAATCGACTATAATTAACGTTATGTATCAATAGCAAAGATTGTGCGGTGGGGAGACTTTGTGCGTAAGCGGGAAGTTGAGGTTGTTAGACCGCCATAAAAGTTGAGGTTGAAAACTGTATATAATCGCTGAGGTTTGAAATAAAAAAATAGTTATATTTGGCTTATGCCAAGTAAAAAAAGTATCATAGATAAAATACAGTTAATCGCACAACGTTTTATCCAACGAGATGACGACCCAACGCCTGACCGTTTAATCTCAGACATGATTGACGATGTAAGGGCACAATTAATAATTCGTAATTACAAGAACGAAGAAACTGTAGATTTTGCTTGGCTATCACAACCTTTTTATGTTGACTTTTACAAAATTACAGTGGGCGATGACCCTAATGATACTTTCTGTAATTGTAATATGATGAAAGCTGAAATACCCCCAGTTATATCTTTAACAAATCCTAATGCAAACAATCAGGATGTAGGTATATTTTCTTTGTTTTCAGCTTGTGGGAAATACGCTTATTACCCACGTCCTTTACAGATGTTACAAAACATCCCTAAAGACCATACGTTTAGTAAATTCAAATATTACGCCAGATACAATACAGTTATTTATGCAACTGGAGAGGCTACAAAATTGAGATTGTCGCCGATATTATTATATCCTGAAGATGGTTTTGTTATTAATTCTGCGCCGATAACAAGTGGAAGTATTGTAAGTGGTACAGTTTATATAGTTAAGTTCGGAACTGTTGTTTATAATACAGTTACTTATTACGCTAATGATACATTTACAGGAGCTTCTGCTACTACATTTACAGGTACAGGAAAAGTTTATTTACAAAGTCAAGTAACGGCTTTTGAAGAAACTACTGATTATCCTGTTGGTGGAGAAATGGAAAGGGAGATTGTGCTTGAAATATTGACAAAAGAATTTGGTATTGAAGAAAGTATGATTAGTGAACTTAAAAACGATAATAGCGATGACCAAAAAACACAAACGCAACCACTACAAAAACAAGGGAGTTTATAATGAATCCCGCGTAATAAGTAGTTTGCAAAAACGAATTAAGAAAATGTTTGGTTTTACTCCTACAAGTTCTGAAATTCGTAAAGTTTGGAAAAATTATTGCGGTATGATTGGAGAAGGATTAGCTAAAAATGAAGTAATAAAGTTGGATAAAAAGAATAAAGTGTTTGTGTTAGGCGAGAGATTAAAGGAGGGTACAACGGCACATAGATTAGCTAAAGAGGGTAAAACATTAAGTAGAGATAAAATAGTTAAAATTAAAAAAATAAACGCGAGACACTTGGGAATTAAATATAAGATAGAATTTGAACATACAGGAGTTTTAAGGGATGATGTTTATTTCACCGCCCATAAAAACTTATCACATTCAGTTCATAACGCTTTAATTAATACACAAGTGAATTATAGTATAAAGCCATGAGTATAAATAAAGCCATAAGTATTCAGAATCCAGTTATAGATGCTATAACATTACTTGGTTTAGACCATGATAAGGATAAGCCCGTGTTTACACGTTGGGCTGAGCTTGCTGAAAAAGAAATTGGAACTAAAGCGGCCTTAGAACGTAAACGAGTAGTGCTTACTATTGAAGGATGTGCGGCTTGTTTGCCAAATGATGCAGAAATATTAGAAGGGGCTATTTTAGGTGACCACGGATGTGGTTGTGGAGATTTGTTTGATTCTACATTTTGCGGGCAAGGTGGTGTTTTTTCTGTTAATAACTCAAGTGGAGATATGGGCAGTTTTTTAATTGTGGATGTTGTTAAAACAGGAGAACAGCCTTATGGATTTGTAAACTACACAATACAAGATAATAAGTTAGTTTTTTCTGCCGATTATGACGGAAAAAAGGTAACAGTACAATATCAAGGATTAAAAACAGATTGTGATGGCTTTATTGAAATAAGTCAAAATCATGTAGAGGCAATTACAGAATTTATAATGTGGAAACATTATGTAAGAAAGAAAAGAAAATCAAGTGCTGAGTTTCAACAAATGATGTTACATCAAAAAGAATGGTTTAGGCTTTGTTCACACGCAAGAGCTGATGATAATCAATTAACACCTCCTGAAAGAGAACGTATTGCACAAATGATTAGCGACCCTTATGCGGGACGCGGACTTGCAATAGGCATGAGAACTACACTTGGATTTGGAACTAATATAATGGGCTTATAATGCAAGTAGGACAAAATATACTCGACCATACTAATACCTTTGAAGGCGGCATGAATAAGGACAGTAGTGTTCTTTTGCAGCCAGATGGTACTTATAGAGATGCCAGAAATTTTCAAGTAATAACACATGATGGTAATAATTATACCGTTGAAGATGTGTTAGGAAATAGACTTATTTTCACATTACCAATAGCCTATGATGCGGTGGTTGCGTCTTTTCAAGATGCGCCGATGCCAATAGGATTTATCTCATTCCCTGACAAATTGATTGTTTTCCATACAAACAATGAATCGTCTAGTGGCGGTTATGGAGCAATAGGCGTATTATTTTTGACTAACATAGGTCAGAGTATCGCTTCCGACCCACAATCCATAACCGTTGGAGTTAATACGTGGACATTTGATGGATATGTTCCGCTTTATGTTCACGAACAATTGAAGTTTTCTAAAATGTATAAAATAGAAGGCTTTGCTTTTCCTGAGAATGACAATATAGGCAGGGTTTATTGGACAGATTATTTCAATGAACCAAGAGTGTTTGACACTTTAAATCCAATCTTTACTACATATTATGCAAGTGGAGATTTAGTAGTCGGTGTTGATTATATGGTTATAAGTGGAGCTGTTACTCACAATGCTGTCAATTATGGTATTGGATTAACGGCTGGTAATATTTTTACAGCTGTTAATGCTAATTATACTGTAGCGGACGGTCAAGCATTAGTTATTAAATATTTTCCTTATCAATTATTGAATTGGACTCCATCTCGCTCATTAGGAAATATGAGTTTTTACGAATATGGAACTGGAGTTAAGAGATGTGGCTCTCACATGTATTTCTATAGACTTGGTAAACAAGGAGATGGATATTTTACTTCATGGTCGTATGGAAATTATCCAATTCATATAGGTGTTGAAAATGAAGCAAGTGCATTAATTTCTCCACCTAATCCATATACTGATTTTGTTGGCGATGGCTCTACCACTACTGTAGTAGTAAGTGATAAATCAATTAAACTTAATGTAACTGGAATAGATACTAATTTTGATATTATCCAATTAGCGTGTGCTGAATACGTACAGCTTTATGATACTCCTTATGCTATTTCTATAGTTGCGGAAGCTACTATTACTGGAACTGATATGACTCTAGAGGATTTTGGCAATGTTAATAAAGGTAATTTAACTTTAGATGACATTACATTATTTCCAGCGAGTATTCTTAAATGTAAAACAATTACAACAAATAAAAACTATAATATAATAGCTAATATTGTTGAAAGAAGTGAATTAGATTTTAGTAAAGATACTGTTACAATAAGTTCTTTTGAATATCCTATGCCAGTGCATAGCGATGATGGTGGTAGTAGTGGTAGCTGTGTTAATCAATATGGATACGAAAATGTAGCGCCCTCGAATGTAGCGCCCTCGTTTCCAGCTGCTAATAGTGCAAACCCTGCCGCTGGAACAATTATTCCGTGGTCACGTTGGCTTGTAACATTTGGTAATTTAACAACCGATACTGTTTCTTATAATGGAAATAATTATGTTGCAGGAGATGTTATAACTGGGGTTGCTTCGGCGGCTGGTGTTAATGCTCAAAATACAATTACATTTACAGGAAGTGGTGCGGTTAGACCATGTGCAAACTTAAATAAATATACAGCTTCAAATGGTGCGCTTGTTCCTAATGCTAATTTATTAAGAACTATATCGTGGGATTATAAAGACCCATTAATAGCGTCTACTCATAGAGGATATTGGTCGCATGAGACATATAGATTTGGTGTTTTATTTTATGATAAAAAAGGGAATCCTTTTTACGTAAGATGGATAGGTGATTATAAAATGCCTTTGATTGCAGACAAATTAGGATTAATGCGGGCAGATAATTTCTTGGGAGAAAATATGTGGTCGTTAAATCCAAGTTTAATTAATATTGATGGTTTAGAATTAAGTCAAGAAATAATTGACCAAATAGATGGGTTTAGCATTGTTCGTTCTCCAAGAGATGTTAGGATTGTTGCTCAGGGTCTTACTATGCAAAATAATTATTTGGCGGGGACTCCTAATCAAATTAAACCTAGTGATTGTGTTTTAAATAATGTGGCAACAATTGCCGATAAAGTTTATACATGGATTTCTCCAGATAATTTATTAATTGATTTTCCAGAGAAACAAACAATAGTAGGGGCTGGTGATAAAATGGAAGAAGCTTGCTGGGTAAGTGGTATTCAGTGGGGTGTTGATGGATTTGGTCAGCCTGTTACATATAGAAGTGTTGGAAGTGCAGCATTAGATTACTATAATGTTTATGCTAAATTTTTTAATCAAGACCAAGACCCATCTTCTGTTGGAGTATTAAGAATAGCTACAATAGAAGATTTTTTAGATATAGATGAGGCGGATAATGTTACAAATGTATTTGGTATATCAGGTACTGATTATTTAAATGATATTTCTGAATGTTATGTAAATAATTTTACTAATACTGATTGTGCTGTTCCACCAGCGGGTGCTCAAACTATGTATTTTGCAGTCCCTAATCGTTTTTTTACTGGTGGTAAAAAATCTATTATTTATATGCCAGATATTAAGCATTATAATAATTATCCAGCTGGCGCTACAAATTATACAGCAACTTCTAGTATTCAACAAAAAATCATAATGAATTATGTTAAAGATTTAACTAATCCTTATGGTGGAACTGGGGATAGTGCCGTTGCTAATACTTTATATATTTCAACTGGTCACTATCAACAAATAGATTCGACTACATTAACCAATACTCAAGTTACTAAATTGGTTCTTACAAATGTTGTAGGTGTTTTTGGTGTAACTAATACTGTTACAGGAAGTATTTCTGGGGCTATTGGCACTGTATCAAGTGTAATAGGAAGTAATGTTTATATTACTCCTTTAGTTGGTACGTTTGCTGTTGGAGATGTTGTTACTGATGGAACTTCTGGTGCTACTGGAGATTTATCTTCTTTAACCGATGTTTATTTATTTAATGGGATTCAAGTTGGTGGTGGAGATTGTTTCACAAATTTAGTTGATTATGGATATGGATTAAATAATGCTGGATTTGGTAAGCCTTGTTCTATTGGATTTTATTTTCCATGTGAAAGCAACTCTAATTATGGATTACGTAGAGGTAAAAAAATATCAAATAAGGGTATGAGTGCTGGCGGTGGAATATCTTACAATCCGCCAGTTTTTGAAGATTTTTCATATAACCCAGCTTATTCAAGTGAAGGAGTTAATTTTGAATATCCAGCATTACCTGTTAATTTCATAAATGCTAATCGCTATCCAACAAGGGCTAGGTTTGCTGGACAAAAAATTATTGGAGAAATTATAGATACGTTTAGAGTATTCTTAACAAATGATTACAGAGATGTGGATGTTCAGTTAGGAGAAATAAATAACGTTAGAGCTAAAGGGGATTATGTTTATTACTGGCAAAATCATGGAGTAGGTTCAATGCCTATTTTAGAGCGTCAAATGATTTCTCAAACGGCTGGTTCTGCAACTTCGTTAGGTACTGGCGGTGTTTTGGTTCGATTTGATACTATTAGTACTAAGTATGGTAATCAGCATCAGCATGGATTAACAGATACTGAATTTGGGTGGATATGGTTTGATATGCGCAATAAGGATGTTTGTGTAATGGGATTTGGCGGACAAACACAGGAGATAACTGTACCTACTGGAATGAAGTCTTATTTTAGTGAAATATTTTTAGAAAGGTTAACAGTTCTTTATAGTGATACTTATCTTAATTCGCAAACGTTTGATATTAGTTCTGACCGCCCTTTAATTGGTACAGGTATAGTGGGTGTTTATGACCCTAAGAATAAGATGAGTTATCTCACTTTTAAATTCAGGTCATATAAAAAAGATATTGTTGACCCAGATACTTATGACCAATATCAGATTTTAAGTAAAGATTTTACTATTGGGTTTAGTCATGTGTTAAATAAGTTTATAGGGTTTTATGATAAAATGCCAGCTATTTGGCATAACCACAACCAAAGTGTTTTATCTGCAAACAATCCTAAAAACATTGAACGTTATTACGCCCCAGATATGGTTGTTCCAACTCCTTTTGAGGATGGATTTATTATTAAAGACGGTGTTAAAGAATACATTTGCAGATTACATCAGGATGTTGTTGTTTATGCAACGCCTCCAGACCCAGCTATGTTTGTTGAAATTAATACTACTAATGAAATTTATATTGAGAATGAAGAAATGACTCCTAGTACGGTTATATTAGGGTATGAGCGAAATAAATTTTATAATAGAATAGTTAACAATGAAATTCAATTTGTAGTTAATCCAAAAGTTCCACAAGCGTTTGCTATTGATAATCAGTTACAAGTTGGAAATACTACTAACTTTAATGAATTTTATTATGAAACCGAAACTAAATCAGCTTCGGATGTTGGGGTTAAAAGCTGGAATAGAGATTATCAGTTAATAGATGAAGGATGGAATAATAATTTGCCGATAAGCTCAACTGGCAAGCTATCAGGGTTTTACGTTATGGTTAAGTATGTTAAGATGAATTGGAATCCTACTAATATTTTATTGTTAGCTACTAATGTTAAGGTACTTCAAAGGGTAAGGTCATTCTTTAAATTAAAGTACTAATTTTTTGTAACCTTTTAATAAAAGCGTGGTATAACTATATAATTCAAAACTTAATATTATGTATTTAGACATTCCAAGAAATCCAAAATTTAACGGGCTGATGTTCCTTATTTGTATAGCAATATTAATGCTTATGACGGCTGTAACGTGTCATGGGCAAGTTACAAGAACTCATCCTTTTCCGTGGGATAAAAATATTACGCGGATGGCTTCACAAGACAGGTTGATGTTTAGCGTTGTGAATAATGGCAAACAAGACACTATTTTTGTAGGAATGCTAGTAGATAGTTTAAAGAAGAATGATTATTTTATGATGATTTATGTGTGCTATCCAAAGGATATAAATATCGATTCGTCAAGTTTTCAAATAGGGTTTGATAATGGTATTGAGACAATGAATATTCAAGCCTCAGTTAAAAAAGACGGGTATTTTACGTATAGAGTATCGGATAAGCAATGCGCTAAGATTAAGGGTATGGAAATTAAATTTGTGAATTTTGTCATAAATCAGAATAATCTTTCTTATTCATACAACGGCAAATTCTTTTACGATTTCTTTAAATTGCTGTAGATTTTGTTTAAAATATTTAAAAGGCATTCTTAATCGGGATGCTTTTTTTGTTTATATTTAGAGCAAAATTCATTCTTATGAAAGCTCCAAAAGGAATTAAGAAATATGCAACTGGCGGTATTGTTTATCAGGAAGACCCTAAAAAGAAAAAAGTTGTAACTACAGAGGGTGTAAATACTCCTAATCCTAATTTTCCAACAGCCGCTGAACAAATGGCAGCTAAAGGACTTATTAATCCAACAACGGCTGATATTTTAAAAAGAACTAATAGCAGAATTAATAGTGGCGGTATTACAACTGGTAATCGGGCGGTACTAGGAATTCAAAACGCTGGCGGACTTCAACAAGACACTAAGCAACTTATTCCAAATGATTTAGGCACGTTTGACCCTAATACTGGAATTCAATATGGATTTGACGGTAAAGTTATTCAAGCTAAAGCAAGTGGTGGCAAAATAATGAAGGCTCCTAAAGGAATTAAAGTTAAAGGCTATTTACTTGGCGGAGAAGTTGAACAAGAGAGAGAAGAAGGTTATAGCAGGGCAAATCCTGAACAAGATAGAGCAACGGCTCAATTAGACGCAAATGGAAATCCTATTTTGTCAAACAATACACTACCATTAACAAACGGTACAGAATTTAAAACACAAGGCGATTATCCTTTAACAACGGCAGCTTCAGGTGAGCCGTCAAAAACGGGTGTGGCTAAGCAAAAAACTGGCAGCGGATTAATGTCTAAAGTTGGTTCATCTTTGGGGTGGATGCAATATGCTAATATGGCTAAAGAAGAAGCTTTAGCAACAGTAAAAAAAGACACAATTACAGACCCTACAACTGGTAAAGACGCTACGGGATATAAAGATTTTAAAGGTCAAGCCACTCAAGTATGGGCTACTCCAACACATACAAAAATTATTGATGAAGCTAAAGCTGGTAATTATGGTCAAGCTCTCTTGTCGTCTGACCCTTTGTTAGGAAATGCTTTATATTATTCTAATTTAAGAAAGGGCAATGAAGCTTATAATCAAGGATTAGAAAATATTGAAACAGAAAAGAAAAATGAAGGAAATAAAGTGGCTTTAAATGATGCTTTAGCCGCAAGAGAAAGAGGGGAGGTTGGATATAACGCTGTTAATCCATATAGACGTGATGCAAGTATTGATGAGAAGAAAGTTAAGACAAAAGAAAATGCTTTAACTCGATTTGGTGACGCTTTAAATTTTGCCAAAGGCGGTAAAATTGTTGGCGCTGGCACTCCTAAATCTGATAGCATTAACGCTAAGATTGAAGACGGTAGTTTTGTTGTGCCAGCCGAAAATGCAAAAGAGGCTGAAATCATAAGGAAGGTAGTTCTTAAAAAAGCTCCAAAGATGAAAGCAAATTTAAAACAGGCTGGCGGAGAAAATGTAAAACTTAGTAATGGCGAACATTTATTTACTCCTAATGAAGTTAGTAAAATTGAAGCTTCTGGAATAGACTTAGATAGATTAGCGCCAGATGCCGATAATGATGAATATTATTCTGATGGTGGTAAAATTCCAGTTGGAACTGTTGTAAACGGGGCTACTTGGAATGGAAAAAATTGGACTATGAATGGAGCAGTATTTACGGATGCTGGCGGTAAACAATATGAAGATACATATTTTAAAAATTTGAGTAAAAAAGAAAAAGAATCAGTTAATAAAGATTGGTTAAAAGAAAAAGCGGATAAAGCTGAAGCTAATTCTAAAGTTGATTTATTAAGAGAATTTGAGTCACTTAAAGGTAAAAAAGATGAGTACTCTCAGTTTAGAATGAAAGAAATTGCTAATAAACTTGGTGTAACTAATAAAGCTCCAGTTAAATCTGCTTCTGAATTAGATAAACTTAAACAAGCTCCTTCTGATAAATTAGGCAAACCAGTACTTAAAGCACCAAGTGTTAAAAAGGCTGTTGCTAAAACAAATGGAATTACAAATGAAAATTATGTAGCCCCTCAAGATTTAGCTTTAGTAGAACAATTAAAAACTCCTAATGTTACAAATGAAAATTATGTAGCCCCTCAAGATTTAGCTTTAGTAGAACAATTAAAAACTCCTAATGTTACAAAAGAAACTGTTAACGACCCTAACTTAGATAAATATAATAAAGATTTAAAAGAAGCTGAAAACAGAACTCCGCAAGGTGGTGGCGATAAAGGTAAAAGCTGGAAAGCTTGGTCGCCGATGTTTGGAAATTATTTAGGAAATGCTATTGAAACAGGAGCTTCATTAGCTCAAATAAAATTAGGGCGTGACGCTTTAAATAAAGCTGGGGTAAGACCCGTTGGAGAGATTGACCCTTCGTTTCAAGCTAATGTAGACCGCGCTCACGCTCAAAGTAAATATGGTTTTACGGCAGAGCAAAACGCTTTAATTAATCAAGAGAATCAAAATGCTACAAACGCAGCAAGATTCGCGGCGCGCAATTATTCTGGCGGTAGTGGTGGTAATGCTTTCAACATGGAGCGCAGTGCTATTAATGAAGGTTGGGGTAGAGGATTACAAGCTAAAATAGCTAATACAAATTTAATGCTTGATAAACAACAATTAGACAATCAATTATCTTTACAAAAAGCAGAAATGAGTAGACAATTGTTTGAAGATAAAATGGATGCGTTTCAACAAAATCAACAAGCTGGAGCTTTACTTAAACAGACTGGCTGGAAAAATTTAATTGGAGCTACAAGATATGCAAGTGCTTTAAATAGTATTAATCAACAAAATCAATTAGGACAATAATATGGCAGAGTTTGGACAGGTTTTAGGCGACGCCGTAGATTTTCAGGCTGATGCCAGAATTAATGATTTATACCGTCAACAAGAGGGTTTAGCGAGAAAAAAATCTCAACTTGAAGCTGAGGCTAAAATGTTTGCCGATGATACTCGCTATCAAAATGCAATGAATCCTTTTGACCATAAAAGAGTTAAAGAATATGCTCAATCAAAGATTTATGAATTAGGAGAATGGCAAAGACAAAATCCTAACTGGAAAATTGACCCAACATTAAGGGCGCAATATCAAAACAGGGTTGATGATATTAAGAGTAATGAATATTCAATAAATGGAATGGCGTCTGATAGTAATTATAAGGCTTATGTAAATGATTTACAAGAGGTATCAAAAAACCCTCAATTTCATGACGTTGGGGCTTATGATGAAATAGGAAAGCAGTGGCAAAATTATCAACAATATGGTAATCAAAATGGATTAGAGGCTGCTCAAAAAGAGGGTTATAAGCCATTTGTTTATATGAAGCCTAAAGACTTTGTTGATTTAAATGAAGTTTATAGGAAAACAGGCAGTTCCATACAAGCTAAAGGTCTTGAATATTTAAATAATGGGAGGGATGGAGCTTTTAAAACTTTTGCAGAGCAAAAAGATTTACAAGCGGAAGCTGAGGCTATTTATGCTCAAAACAAAAGACAGTTAGATTTAGAATATACAGCTAAAGGAATAAATCCTGTTGAAGAAGTTATGAAAAAATTAGATGGGTATGTGCCTATTAAATTTGATATTGGTGATAAAAACAGGTTAGGTGAAGAAATGGCACTTGCTAAATATAAACATAGTTTAGACCAAGCTTTAGCTAATCCGAATGTTTCTCCTTATAAAGTAACGATTTTAGATACTGGTTATGCAAGACCTCCAGCTGAAAAATTAGCTGAGACTTTTGGTTCTACACCGAGACACACTTTACCTGCTGGAAAAGATGGAGTGCCTATTGACAACACTGGAGATACTTTTTATTACGATGGAGATATTTTTGATAAGGGATATAGAGAAGATGGTAAATATCAAAAAACAGGAGTAAAAACAGCGACTGGTTTTGCTAAAAAACCATTATCGTTTGGAGTTGAAGCTGGGTATCTTTATGACCCAACTGGATTAAGTGGCGACCCTGCTTTAAAAAATACTGACTATTCAGATTATGAAATTAGACCTGAATATAAAAAATTTGTGTCTTTTATAGATTCTCCTATTGATAAAAAAGGAAATACTACTAAGGTTTTAAAAGTTAAATCAAGAGTTGATATAAATGCTAACGAGCCGTCATATTTAGCGGAATGGGATAAGAGTATCCTAACCACTAAACAGCGTGATGGTATTGGTGTTTCTCAAAATCCATTAGGAACTGGAAGCGGTGCAAAAAATCCACAAGGAGCGCCATTGGGGTCAATAGTAACAAATAAAAAAACAGGAACTAAATATCGTGCCGTTGAAGGCGGATGGGAAGTTATAAGATAATCTATGAGCAAAAAAGACGTTTTAAGAGAGTTGCCTCAAGGAGATTATGAAGTAACTCCCCCTGTTGGAGGTGAGCCTAAGCAGTTATTAAAAGAATTGCCAAAAGGTGACTATGAAATTCAACAACCTAAATCTGAAATTCCTTTTATTACTAATTTTGGTTCAGAAGGATTAGACACTGGTGGTGATAATAAGTTTGAGGAAATTATAAACAACATCCCCGACTTAGATGACAGTAAAAAAGAAACTATAAGGGATTTAGCTAAACGTGGTGTTAAGGGAGAAGAATTAAGTAATTCAATATTAACATTACAAGGCAAACACCCCCGTCAAGACGGTGGCTTTAAATATTATTTAAATGATAAAGGATTACCAACACCTTTAAAGAATAACGAACGCCCTCCAGTTGGTCACGAAGTGGCAAGTATTTGGGGAAGTCAAAAGGATGCTAATGATGATGCTTGGTATACAGATTTAGCAAAGACTGTTTATAACGTATTACCAGCAACGGCTGAAAATGTTGTTGATTTAGTTCAAACTGTATATGAGGCAGTAACAGATAAAGAAAGTGAAAATTTAAACTCTCTTAAAAACGCAGCTAATTATTTGAAGTTTTCTAAAGACGAAGATTTAAACAAATCAATGTTTAACACTCAAGGCATAGATGAGTGGGGAGATTTGCTTGACACCAAACGATTAGATTTTACGCCCGATGCTATTTGGGGAACTGTTAATGGTTTACTCGGAAGTATAGGAGAATTCGCAATAGCTGGCTCAGGAGCTTCTAAAGTAGCTAAAGGAGTAACAGGGGTTAACGAACTAACAAAAGGCGCTCAAATAGCTTCTAATGTAGTTGCTTCCACCTTGACCAACTTAGGAGAGGTGAGAGATGCTGCAACTGAAATAGGATTAACAGGACGCGATAGAGCTTTATTTACTTCAGCAGTAGCCCCAATTATTTCGGCGGTTGATGTTAAGTGGGGATTAGCTCCTAAAATATTTGGTAATACTGTAGCTCAAGAAGAAAAGAACGCGTTTTTGAAAGCTTTAGGTAAAGCTATTCCAAGAGATGTGGAAGGTAATATTACTAAAGAAGGTGTACAAGAATTAGCTAAAGTAACAACGGCTGGTTATACACAAGTGGCTAAGAAATTAGGTCAATTAACGGCTGGTGATGTTTTAGCAGAAGGTGGTCAGGAAGCTACTCAACAATTTATACAAAACGCTGGAGAACAATTGTGGGATAAATTAACACCTGATGAAAAGAAGAAATTTGGTACGGATGCTTTTAGTCCTGAATCATTCGCTGAATATATACAAAATGGTTTAGCTGGATTAGTTGGGGGTGCTCCAACTGTATTTGCCTACAATAAAGCTAAGGCTATTGCTAAACAAGAGAATCAAAATAACAATGCTTTTGAGGTGGCTAAGGGAGGCGATGATGCAATAAAGAATTTTGCATCAAATGTTGATTTGGCGGTTAAGAATGGTAATATGACTAAAGAGGAAGCCGATAATGCTCTTTTGAAAGTTAACACTTACAAACAATATTACGACCAGACTAAGGATACTAAGCTGAATGATGAACAAAAGAAAACGGTTTTTGGGCTGACATTTGAGAAGGCTAATTTAGAATCTCAAATACCAACTGAATATGAAGAAAATAAATTGAATGCTATTGAACAAGCTAAAATTAGCATTAAGAAAAAAGAGGCTAAGGATATTCAAAGTGAAATTGATAAAATTTTATTGGCTGATGAGCTTTTAAGAAAAGATACAGTATCGGCTAAAAAAACTATTGAAGAAGTAGATAAACATTTAACCCCTGAAAAACCAAAAGAAGGAGCTCCTAAAATGTCAGGTAGCTTAAAAGAATTATATGAAAGACACGCTGGGGAATTAGGTAGTCTTGAAGAAAAACCAGTTAAGAAAGAAAAGAAACCCGAAGTAGTTGAAACAAGAACTTTTGAAGAAATTCCTTTTGCAGATTGGAATCAAAAAAGAGATAGTCAAAAGTTTAAAGTATTGTCGGAACATTTAGATACAACAAATACTACACAAACTGGTGAACTTAAATTAATGAAGGGTGGAGAGGGTGAGATTACTAACGACACAGTACACATTAAATTACCTAACAATAAATGGGTGATACTTGCATCTTCTGCTACTGATAGTAAAACAAAACTTCGCGGACACTTACATATTGAAAACTTACCAAAAGATTTTGACGGGCATAAGGTTGTAATTAAACCAGCCCGATTAACAACTGGACGAATTGTACTCCCTGTATATAATGCTGAAACTGGAAAACATGTAGGATATGTACGTGAAGACAACACAGGAAAAGCTAATGAAAAACTATTTGCTAAAAGGGCTGAAAAAATTGGGGCTGATGAAGCTGCTAAAATTCAAGATAAGGAAATAGAGGAACTTCAACATTTAAAAACAGTTAAACTAACTAAAAATGAAATCGAAGCAACCAGCCGACCTATTAGTGAAAATCAACCAAGCGTTGAAAAAGTTACACTTAAAACTGAAAAAACGCAACCTGAAACAAAAGAAATCGTAGAACCGACTTCTAAAGAAGAATTTATCGCCGATAGACTCGAAGCTTTAAAAGCTAACGAAGACGCAGATTATGACCCTACTTTAGAGCCATTATACACAAAAGCATTTGGAGAACAATATGACAAACAAAACAGACCAGCAGAAGGGGATACCATTACACAAGAGGAATCTACCGCCAGAGACAATAAAGAAATTTCTGGAGAAGTCAAGGAAGTTAGCTCTAAAAAGCCACGAACAATCCGAAAAGGCACAAAACGAGCCAACCAAAAAATAACTGACCCTATAAGGGTTAAAGCCTTAGAAATTGAATCTGATAAGCCTTATGATATTGTAGAGCAATATTTCATTAAGAATGGTTCGATTAAATTTGGCGAGATTTATAAGTTATTTAAAGGGAGCAAAAAGGAATCTAATAAAAGATTTAGTTTACAAAATAATAACGCCCCTACTTTAAAAGCATTGGCGGATGATTTATGGACATCTTATAGCGACTTAGGCTATGGAGATAGATATACATCAATGGACTTCTATAACGCAATTGAAGAGGTTTTAAATAACTTCCATTCTCGTACAGATATGGCTCAGGATTTAGTGAGCCGATGGGAAGTAAAAATTGACCCACGTGAACAAATTATTTCTGATGAGTTAAGTATATCTGAAAAACAAGGGGTTGAAGAAGAGGTGGGAAATATTATTGATGAAGCTGAGAAACTTGGGAACGATGAGATTTCTAATCTTGCCGACAATCAAGATGAATTTGATGTTTGGGGAAATAAGATACAAGATATAATTAGACGTGATGATATTGATGATGTTAATGAAGTGTTTCAAAAAGAAGGTAAGGGCACTAAGACTGATTTAAACACTGTTATTGATAGAATTAAAGAAGTGATGCCTAATATAAATGTTGTTATTGACGAAACTTTAGAAGGTTCAGGCAAATGGACTCCAAAGACAAGCACATTAACAATTAATCCAAATAAAGCCACTAAAGATACTCCTATTCATGAAGCTGGGCATATTTTAATAGATGCTATGGGAGGCATGAATAATAGTGTTATAAAGAAAGCTACTGACCAACTTCGTAATACAGAATTATGGAAAGAGATTTCTGAATTAGAGGCTTATCAAATAACTGAAGAGTTTACAGAAAACGATTTAGCTATGGAAGTATTAGCTGAGGCTATCGGGCGTGAGGGTGAGGGTATATTTGATGATAAGGTGCAAGAAAGTAGATTTAAAACATATCTACAATATATTTTTGATTGGTTAAAACGTAACTTAGGATTAGAGAAGAATATCGCTAAGAATTTAGCAAAACAAATTATCGGCGGGATTCGTACAAAACAAATTAAAGGTGTTGGTACAAAAGAGCAAAAACAAGATACAACTAAAAAGAAGTTTAAGCCCTTTGAAGAAAAATCCCGTGAACAACAAATTAAAGCTTTAACATTATCTTTTGAGCAGTATAGTGAACAGGCGTTAAAATATGACCCAATTGCTGATGCTGATTATATTAATGAAGTGAATGATAATTTGGAAAATGAAGAATTAACAGAACAAGAAAGAAATATTTGGGAAGCTGTTAGGGATGAATTATTAGCAAGAAAAAAAGAAGCATTAAAGGCTTGGTTTCAATATCGTGAAGACGTTAAAGAGGGAATAGATATTAAAGAAGAAGCCCGTGAATTAGAAGATGCTTTTAAATCTAAGGAAATTACAGAAGATGAATTTAATGAAGGCTTAGTTGAGCTTTATAATAGAATAAGTGGATTCCAAAAATTCGCCCGTGAAACTGCTGAGAAAAATATTATGAATACGCTTGCGTATAGAATGTTTAGACTTGGTAAGGAGAACGCTAAAAAGAATGAACATTTTGTTGAGGAAGTGGCTAATAAGGCGGATGTTGGTAAGCTTGGTGTTAAACTAATGAATTTAGGTCATGCCAGCGAAAAAATTCCTGAATTACAAGTGTTTAGTAAGGATGTTTTTGAACCCGCAGTAATGGATATGACCACCGAAACTCGAGAAAAAAAGAATACTTATGAGAAGTTGGGTACAGCGGTTATTAAAGAAACAAATAAGAAATTAGGAATTAAAGGGAAAGCTCAATCTTTATACAGTTCCGATAGCGCTAAGTATTTTGATTACATGGATGACGGAGAAGGGAATCTAATTACAGTGTCGCAAGCTGAAGCTAAAGGGTTAAGTGATGCTCAAATTAATTTTCTTAAATATCAGCGCGAATTAATTGCTGAAATGCAAGGGATGATAAATGACCCCGCTGTCTATAATATGCCAATGCAGGTGCTTAAAATAGACCCTACATTTCAGGAAGCTTATAAGGCGGATGGTATCTTACAGGCGTTTAGTAATTTCTTAGGCACAAGTTATAACATTAAACAAGTTAGAATAGAATATACAAACCCAAATACTGGTAAATCAGAAACAACTGAATTTGGTAATATAGAAAAAGAACTTTTGAATTATGGTAAAAAGGGTGTTAAGGAACGTGCTAAAGCATTAGCTTTACTTCTTAAATACAATCTTAAAGCCAAGCGTCAGTTAAAAAAAGGTGTAAATGTTGATGAAAAAGAAAACCCACTTTTAGTAAAGAATAATAGTCAATACTCATTAGATTATAACGGTAGATTATCAAGCAAATTTGATAAACCGCGCGATAAGAATAGGGGTTATTCTAAGGATTTTTACAGGGCTGGTATTGAGTTTATAGATGATATGCTCCATGTAAAACACATGAGTAAATTAGTGCCTATAATCAATTCTATTGAGCATTTAAACAAAGAAGGGTACTTAGAACATGAAGCCAAGCCCAATGTGGCTAAATGGGTGCAAGAATGGAGGGATTTACATTTATTCAAGAATCCTGTTGAAACAACTCCTGAAATAGATGTTGCATTAAGATTTATCAGAAATTTAACATCAGCTACAACAATGATGTATAACATCCCAGCTTCTGCTTTAAACTTATTTATGGGTATCTACAATAACTGGCGGGCAGAGAATACGGAGAAAATGGTAACGGGTCATGCAAGATTATTTGGCAAGCTTAGTAAACATAAACCAACTAAAGATTATGCTTTTGGTACAATTAACCCATACGCTATTGATATTTTAAGAAAGTTTCATGTAGTGTCTACTGACCTTGATTCTAATCCTAAAACTAATGTAGCTAAATTCTTTACTGAGCTTGGTCACGCTTTAACACGATATGGTGAGTTTCAAATTCAAGGCTCTATGTTTTTAGGACTTATGACTAAAGAAGAATATGATAGCTTTGAATATAAAAAGAATAAGCAAGGAATTGATGAATTAGTATTTAAGGATAATATTAGTAAAGAAAAACAAAAAGAATTAAAGGATAAATTTATCGCTTATAAAAATAGAGTTTCAGATATTCAAGGTAAGTATAACGAAAAAGACCGCCGTAATATTATGAATGGTGAGCTTGGTAAGGCTGCGTTTCAATTCAAGGTTTGGATGCCAGATTGGTTTAAGGAACGCTTTGGAGGACGTTATATTGATGCTAATGGTAAAACAAGAGAAGGTAGTTGGACAACTGTATTTAATGGTGGATTAAGCGAACTTAAAAAGCAAATAAAAGAAAACGGCGGATATGCTAAAGGTGTTAAAAAAACATTCTTTACAAATGAAGAAAATAAAAGCTTAGAAGCTAAAAATATATTATCAAACATTAAAGGATTAATGGCAGT